GGTTTTATCAAGACGAATTCTCTTAGATTTGAAGGGCTTCCTAAATAATTTAAATTATTTACATTTTGTGCTAAATTTTGTTCCACTATTGCCGTTTGAAATCCCGCCGGTTTGCCTTGATACGATGCATTGATTAGATTTAAACCAGTTTGATTTAATGTTCCCATCCCTAAACTTGCCGATATTTGTCCGAATGTATCATTATAATACATTTTGAATGCCGTATATTTTTGAAACATCGCCTCACCTAAAACTATCCTTAAATCAAAGTTGAATGTCGCTGACATAAAATTTGCCGTTGTGACCCCTGTCGTTTGTTGAGTTGTCGTTAGAGAACCCGTATTCAACCATAATTTTGCTACCTCTGTTTGCATTTATAATAGAGGGTCATTTTATTTACGTATCAAATGCGTCTTATCTATTGTCGCCGCCTTACCTCCCATCACGCTACTGTAGACTCTCCCCTGCGCCCATTGCTCTGGAGACCTTATACCTGGGCGAACACTGGCAGGATTCGTTTTAAAAGCCCCGATTCCCTTATTAAAAATGGTTTGTAATCCGGATTTCTTATATCCCGTTATCTTTGATATGTCCGCTAAACTATGTGATTCGTCCGGTTCAAATCCGTATTTTTTGTTGAATTTGTTTTTATAAGTATAAGGCATATATAATTATAAAATATTTATTTTTTTAGTTGATTTTATTGAACTACGTTCTTAATATTTCGCGTAACATACTCCATTCTCGAAGACTAAAACTTGGTCAAACGAGGCAAATCCCGTTTGGAAAATAGTTACGTTTCCAGCGGGGGTGTAACTTGCCAATAAGAAAATATCAGAATTATTGGTGTTCGTTCCGGCAAAAATAGACTGGGTTGAGGTGGCTTGGTATATCTCCATATCAAGGCCGATGATGAAACTTCCAGAATCCAATGTGGAAGCTTGAGTGAGAGTTGCTACAGTGTTGGGGACGTTCAACTGGTATGAAATCAAATCAGCAGAAGGCTGTAGTTGCAAATCAGCGATAGAACCAAAGCATTTAATGGCTTCGTTGTAAAATTCTGGAACAGTTGTAGGTGCAGAAGACGGTAGGACTTCGCTGCCAACCCTGAAATTATATTGAGTGAGACCAAATTTGCAGTGAGACATAGGATACAAACCATCAGCTCCGACAGAAGTTCGGGAAGCGACAAAAATGTTCTTAAGAGACGAAAATTTGGCCGGAATTGGAAAACTTACAGAAGTTCCGGCAGTGGTGATGGCAGCACTATTGGTGTAAGAGCGGTAAGAAGGCAGAACCATTTGCATTGGGCTGGAAGAACCGGCCTTGATGGCCGCCAAAACGGAATCGGGGAACTCCAAGAATTCGCCGCAGTAGTTGACACCAGTCATCGTAAAGGTTTGTGCGGTAGCAGACCCAGCCAAACTCATCAAAGAAGTCACAACGGACGCCTTCAAAACGATCTCGACTCGGAGCGGGGCGGCAGTCATCTGATCGAGGAGGAGGTACTTATCTTGTGCTAAAGCACCTACAAGACTGATAAGATTTATGCCAAAAACCACAGCGGTGGCAGTGGTAGTAACCGCAGTTACTGCACCTCGGTTTACACCACGGATAATTTGGAGATTGCCGGAAGTATCTCCGGTGGAAGTGTAATCACCATTACAGCCTGAGGTGATGGAAAAACGACCCTTGATGGTATCGTCGGGGGCCTGGAAATCATACATGATTTTGGCTAATTGGGAGTAGTTATCAATATCTTCTAAAAGATTGGAGCCGTGGAAAACACGAATTCTTTGGATAAAACCGTGAACCCCGCACGACTCAAAGGTGGCGGCGGTGGCATTTGCAGTGGAACAACTCAAGTTAAGAGTTCCTTTTAAGTAGGACTCAGAAGGGATAAGAGCAGTGTTATTACGGGTAGGAATATTAATAGTAATTGTTTCTGAAGGAAGGTAGCTTGAGCCACCTTGGGGCTGGATTTGCGTAAGATAGCGACGAGCGGGTGCCGACTCAACTTTTGATTGATACCGAAGGTTGTTTGGTAAAGACATTGTATATCTTAACAAAACATTTAAAATTGTCTAAATGTTTTATTTATCTTTTCAAAACACGTCTTTCTAACCCTGAAGACTGTTTTTTTTCAACATCGGGAGATGCATTAATTTTCATAGAATACACCTTATCCATCAAAGGCGCTTTCGAACCAAACATCATTTTTCCAAGGGGCATTTTCGACCCCATCATCATTCTGCCTAAAGTTTTTTTAGTTCCTAGCATTATATGTATATATGAGATTTTATTGTCTGGTAAAGGGAAAGGGCAAGGGAAAACCGTAGGTTTGCCCTATTCCGTAAATTTCACACAATCCAATTGCAAGGTCATCTGATACTGTATGCCATTCATATCCACCAATCGGCTCTCATTATCTAATATACGAATTTGGATTTGGTCCAATTTGTTAACATACAAATTTGTTCTAAAGTTATTGATGTTCTGATATGTGATTATCGAAAACGGCGATACATAGACCGGGATACTCGCCAATATGTTCTGATTCAACGGCTGGGCTACGTTGACGTTGTATGTGGGAAAATTCGCCTCTATATTCAGGGCACGTATCTGGTTCAGATTCACACAATCCCGGCCATTTAAACTGTTTGCTACACTCAGCGTATTTGAAGTTTTGCTAAAACCAATGATATGATTAAACGTCCCCGTGTAAATTATGAAATTATTGGTCGCATGAACTATCAAGATTTTACTTGTTATCGTGTTAAATGTGATTGTATATGAAGCGCCCATCGCCGTCTTCAACACATCAATTAACTGGGTTATGTTATAATTACCAACTTCGATTTGAACTGTCGTAGATGCCGATGCGTCTAAACCAAAAGTAAATGTGTTATCTACTGCGCTTATACTGTAAAACGAATAGGGTATAGTAGCCGTTTGTAGAGACAGATATATATGATGACCGTCGGGTATTTCCACTACAGGGAGGTAGTAGATACAGTTTGCGATATTCCCTCCTACAGTCTCTGTTGCATAGCGACTATTTAAATATATTTGTATGCTGTTTATGTGCTCCATTTACATTATAGTGATATTACTCTTTCAACAAAAGAGCATTTCCATTCTTGTAAAATTTATCTTCAAACAAATCTATATCCATATGCTGGTATGGTGCATCAAATACGTAATCGTATAATTTCTTCGCATCTACTTCCGACATTTTCAACAGTTCTTTTGTTATCATATTCCATTCCTCCTTATTTCGCACCCCGCTAAAGATTGAGACCCAAGACAGCTGTTTCCTCAAAATCTTTGGGAAATACGAGTATGACTGCACTGTAAAAATGAAATGACAATTCAAATGCCGTGCCTTGATTAGCAGTGCATTCAGTTTGATAACAATCAATTTATCCTTCAGCTGATTCGCCATATCATCTATTATGACCAGCGAATACTCCGGTTTATCACCCTTCTCTAAAGCTTCTTTCATCTCTGTTAATTCATCTAATAATGTCTCTAATCCCCCTATTGTCAGTTCATGAAACACTTTATCGTGCTTCTCAAACGGGTGTTTCTCAACCGACAGAAACGATGCACTCGGGCAAAAGTAGTAAATATGATGAAACTTCTTTTTATAAACCGTCTTCATTTGTCCCAGTAAATGACTCGTTTTTCCTGACCCACCAGAACCTATGTAGAGAGTAATGCCCCCGTTTCGACGAGAAACGCCCTCTACTATATTGGGGACCAGCGTATCCATGACCTCTTTTATGGGTGCAGTGGGTGGTATGTCTTTATTCGCGATTTCTTCAATTTCAAACGGCATTTTATATTATACATTGATATTTAATTAAGACTTTAGCCATTCTTATCTTTTCCTAATATATAATGCCTGAATCCGATGACGAAGCCCTTACCATTACCAAGCCAAAAAAAGAAAGAAGTGAAAAACAAAAAGAACACCTCGTTAAACTGCATTTAGCCAATGTCAGTGCCACCAGTAAAAAAGCGGTTAAAGCCGGTATTATAGAACATTTGAATAGCGGGGTCAAAAACAACACCGTTATCGAGTCTTCCGACGAAGAAGAAGAACAGCCTAAACCAGAGCCAAAAGCAAAGGTCGAGAAGCCGAAAACAAAGGTCTTAGCACCAGAACCGAAACCTAAGAAGGAACCAACCATTATTTACCAGGACGCCTCCTCCTCCGATGAAGAAGAAGTTATCATCGTTAAAAAGAAAAAGAAGAAGACCAAGAAGACCATCATTTACGAATCCGAAAGCGAATCTGAAGAAGAACCCAAACCCAAGCCCAAAACCAGAGAAACCAAAACTCAACAAAATTCAAAATCCGGTTTTACCGTCCACGTTGAAAAACCAAAAGCAAGTCTCTATTATTTTGCAGATTAAAATCTTTAGCGATTATATAATGAATCCCTGGATCGAACACGTTAAGGCCTTCGCCAAAAAACACAATTTAACCTACGGCGCCGCGTTATCTCACCCCGACATCAAGAAGGGATATGTCAAGAAATAATCTTATTTTATGTATATATATAAAATGAGTAAGTATCAGAACTTTGTTAAAAAATGGTCTAACGAACGAAATATTACATCTTTCTTCGGAAGTGATAAACGAAAGTTTCTTGAAGATTGGGAACGAATTAAAAATGCAAATATTACATCAAAAGATGAAATTGATGATGAGGGAAAACAGAAAAAAACAGGGTATAAATTGTATAGTATTAAATACAAAGGGTCAAAAGGACAATCATTAGAAAATTTTTATAATGTTGAAAACAAAAAAATTGGATTAGAAAATAAAAATAGAAAAGTTTATGATGCTGGAAATGGTAGTGGAGGATATTTATATAAATTTTGGCCTATTGATGCCAATGAAAAAATTGATTTGACGCATCTAAAACCCGGTTCATTACTTGGAACTTTAGAACAAATTCCGGAACTTTTTGAAAAAGTAGTTAATGAATAATCTTATTTTATGTTATACAATGGATACCATAAAACCAAACGACATTGAATGCAGAGAACCCGTCATTATTGAAATTGACAGAGAAGGCACCAAATGCCCCACAGATGATATAGCTTGTAACCGCATTAAAGGGGTTATCGAGTCCTTGGCTGTAGGGGCCATTTTCACCATTCTCGGATTGCTTATTTGGACGGTTT